ACACGTCCTTCGAGTATAGCAGCGATTTTAAAAAAGTAAATTCACCCTCTTGCAGCCATCCGCTTTCAATGTTTAGGTAGTTCTGCACAATCGGTGCGCGTTCGGTTAGTCCGCGATCGTATGCATTGAACCCGAAAGTGTCAGCTGCATAAGTGCCTACCACCTTACGGTACCTCCTGCGCTCAACCTCAATGCTTTCTTCGTTCTTGCGAGTGAAGTTCATATAATCCCAAGCACCACGAGAGTTGAGCCAACACAAACGAACGTTATCGAATTTACATTCATTCGTTCCTGCTGCATCCACGTTGTAGAGTACATAGGTCATTGACTTAACCGCGTCCGCTGCCCCTAAAAACTGCACAAGTATTGCCTTCCAATTAGGATAGTCCGAAGGCTTTGGCATACCTATCACGTTAATATTTAGGTTTGCTGGATAACAGGCGATGTGCTGTATTCTGCCTTCACCGTAACCTTCACTTGTCCAAGTAATAGGGCTACCGCTTTCGGGCACAATACTAATCTTCACTTTCAATGCACCTGTAAAGTCGGTCAACGGAGCATCAGCTCCTTCCATTATTGCGGATATAGTTCCGTAGTCAGCCTCTCGGACGGGTATAAACGTCCTATCGGTTTGAATTGATCCAAGCCCCCACGATTGCGATAAGTCAAAAAAGTGCGTATCATAAACACGGTCGCTTAGTGCGCGTGAAGTTGTGGAGGTATAACCAAACAATGTTTCGATGTTTGGTTTATAGCCTTGTGAATGTTGTAAGTAACCGCCAAATAAACGCCCTACAATAACTGTTTCACTTTCCACATTATCGGTTAAAACTCCGTCAACTTGCCACGCCTCCAATAATTTTATGTCCAAATCGGGATTGCCTCCGTATATATACGTGTCATCATAAGCGCTTAGACCATTAGCGATAGGAATTAAACCGCCTGCCGTGTTGATTATTTTTGGTGTAACCCAATTTTCAACCAAAGGCCGAATATCAAATATAAGTTTGTCTTGTGGGTTTGGAGGTAGATACACGGAAACTGTTTCCGTTTCTGCGCCTATTGTTCCTGTTATCGTTACCTTATACCTAAACCCAGTATTGCCCACGTTGTCGGACGAGGCAACAATAATAAGCGGTTGACCTACGGCGGTGAATGCGTAGGGTTGATCTTCAATAGTTATCATTTGAATCTACTTTCTAAATAGGTTTGTAATGCGTTCAATATCTTTTCTTCGTGATCGGGCAAGGCTGCGGTGTAAGCATCTTCGTAATACTTCACGGCGGGGATCCCGTTCTTACCAATGCCCCGGGCGATAGCAAAGGCAAGCCCACGCTTTCTACTTTCGGTTTGCTTGAGTATCTTTCCTTTCTCATCCCTTGCCTTGATCTTCTTTTCTTTGATCCACTTCAATATTGGATCGATTGGGGGTTGTTTACTGTTTGGCTTTCTACCTTCCTCAACAAAGTCCGCATACTTAGCCGCTTCACCCTTTGCAATAAACTTAATGTTATACCCCGCCTTGTCCTTACGGAGTGTAAAGGTCAACGAGTTTTTAAGAGTACCCGTTGCCACCGCCCTACGTTTCTTACCCTTCACGGTACGAGTAGCACCGAGGTTACGCTGAGCACGTTCAACTACATCGTTGCCGAAGTTTACAAGTGCCTCTACTAAAGCGGTGTTATCTGCTGCCATTATTGAATAACGATCTTTGTTCGTAGGTTGTCTTGTTCAATGATGTAGGTGCCAGTGTCGAGTGAACAGCCCGCAACCGTTCCCGTGTACACCACGCTGCCATTCATTGAATAGACTTTGATTGGTGAGGTTGAGGTAGTGGATAGTTTAAACTGCCCGTTGCTTGGGTTAGGGTATGCGGTTAGTTCATCGTTCACTTGCATAGATGCTGCACTAAGTTTCACAAACGTTCCCACTATCCAAATATTCGAGTTCCCCTGCAAAGCCGTTACGTTCGATGTAAAGTCAAAAGTCTGAGGACGTTTGCCGAAGTCAGTGATGAACACTTTGCAATTCGTGTCGGGAGTTGTTACCCGTGTGCCGTTGTAGTAGAATGCAATTCGTATTCGCGTGTTGCTATTTTCCACTAAAACCGCTTGATAAAACAACTGACTTAGTGTGGTAACATTCGTGCAGATGGATAGCCCCAACACACCTCCTGCCTGTATGCCTTGCTTCCAGTTGCTATTGTCCGTTAAGTTGCGCGTGAGTTCTAAGCACTGCAAAGAAGCGTTCCAACTTGCGGTATATCCAGCAGCACCTACCCACGAAGTACCGTTAAAGGCGATCTGCTGCCCACTTGCGATGTTGTTTGAGCCGTTGATAACGATGGACGTTGAAGATACGGACGCGCCGAAGGTATGCCCTTCACGCGCATACGTTTCATCCGCACCACATACCACACCCGAAGGCGTCCACTCAGCAGGGTTTAAGCCCATACCATCAAAGTCCATATCCAAAGTAAGTTGTGAACTTGTGGCCGTAATAGTTCCCGAAAATCCTAACGGATCGTGATCGGGCGTTACGAATTGCCATCCCGTAGATGCCCTACGAATTACACCGCTTATTACTGCGATCTCTCTATCCCACGTGTAAACTTGCGCGGTTAATGATACGGTGATGAATAAACAAAGGAATGTGAATAGGTTTCTCATTTTATTGGTACTCTAAGGTTATGTTGTTGATCTGAATTGCGTTTGTTGTTGCGCCTACACACCTATACGACCATAACTCGTTAGCCGTATATGAAACTGCTCCCGTTGCCGAAAACACACCCGTAGTTGATCCGCTTGGAATGGTTATCACTAATGCGGTATCTGCTCCGTTTTTACGAAGCGTGATAGTAGCCGCGCCCACCGTTGCCGTGGTGATAACCAAATAAGCCTTCATCCCTACCGTTGTCAAAGCGCGTGGCACTACTTGCGTTGGTGTGCCCTCTCCCGTTGCTAAAGCACTTGCACCCTCTACTACTAAAAAACGTGTAAGACCTGCGGCAAGTGATCCGCCCGGTGCTGAGTTCACATATTGGTTACGTGTAACCCATTGAGTGTTGTAGTCCGTTCCGTCAACTTTGGCAAGCACTTGCCCTGCAGTACCTCCCGTTGGTACGCCTTGCCCGTTAGTACCGTTTGTACCGTTGGTTCCATTCGCCCCGTTGTAAACATCAAAGGTAGTCGTGCTGCCGTTGGTGAAGGTGATCGTGTATGTATCGGTAGTACCTGCTGCGCCTGTGCCCGAAGTGCGAGCGATGGAGGCAATACCGTTACCCGTTGCGCCTGTTGCTCCAGTAGCACCCGTGGCACCTGTCGCGCCCGTTGCTCCCTGTGGACCTGTTGGCCCTTGTATTCCCTGCTCTCCTTGCTCCCCCTGTTCGCCTTGCTCACCTTGAATACCTTGATCGCCTTGCGGCCCTTTGATATTTCCAACAACACTCCAAGCACCAGCGGACTTAGCGTACACATCGCCGTTTGATGTATTCAGATAGTAATCACCATTAGCACCCAAGCCACTTGATGGTGCGCCCGTGCCGTCATACCAAGTACTGCCACCACCTGCGCTTGTTAACGTGTGGTAGCCTTTTACGCCTGCGGAGTTCGTGCCGTAGTATTTAGATGCTCCAGGCGTTTCTTCATCGTTGTCAAGGGTGATCGTTACGCCTGTTTTATTCAACGACTTGTCAAACACAAGTGAGGTATTCGGATCAGTACTGTCGGGGCTGCTTGTGCCTATGGTAAAGTCAGCGGGTATATCGCACGCGCTCCAGTTCCAATCAATAGACAATATAATATCAAGGGTTACTCCCGTCAAAGTGTTTGTGCCCTCCTCGAATAAAGGCTCAATACTCGGTTCACCTTCAATAGATACATCGCGGCCAAATACCGTGCGCCCGTTTCTAATCTCGGCTATCAAGTCCTCAGCGATGCGCTGCATAGCACTGGCACTTTCCTTTTGATACTCCGTCTTATCGGTGCGATCTCGTGGAAGGTCAGCAAACAGTATTGAGAAACTCCACGTTTTTAAGCCCGTTGGATAACCGCTATTTGTCCAAAATACGTGCATTAATGGGTACACGGGTTCTTTTGGTAGATCGGCCTGTGTTGGCTGCCCGTGGCTAAATGCTTTGATTTGTTGATGCGCTTTTGAAAACGCTCGGAATCTCTCAATAAGGACTTTGTATGATACGTTGCTCATCGTTTCTTTTGTTGTTGCTCAAAGTTTTTACGCTGCATATACACCATGTGGGTTAGCATCGTATAGTGGTTAATCTCGGTCAGTTCGTTTAGCTTCTTAATATCGTAGTCGGATAACTGTTCGAGAGTGTGAAACCAACCGAAGTTACCTGCTAATCCTCCTCCATCATCTCGGCCATCATCTTCTCTATCTCCTTCTTCTCCTTCATCAATCGGCCTAACAAATATCGCTGCGAACTGCTCGGTAGTTCGTTTGCAATGGTCGAAAAAAAAAGCAGCGCACCATCTACCCTATCCATCGTCATATCCTCAATGAGGTGCAAGTGCCTTACTCTCTCGTTGTCGTACTTCTCGATCTCGTAGTATAGCTTACCCTTGCCGCGTACCGAATAAACAACAGGGCGAAATAGTAACGCCATCAGTTTAGGTAAGTCGGTGAAGTCGGTTTCGGTTTTGCTTTTCCAAATTGTCGATGTGTAGTTGATAGCATCGAGGTATTCACCCGTTGTCATACTGGTAAAGTCGGGGATCAGCCCCAAGCGTTTACCGAACCAACGAGGGCGAAACACGTTATCGTGGCGGCGCATCGGTTTAGCCAACACAAGTTCAAAGGTTTCAATGATCTTAGTAAGCGTAGTCGCTGGCCATTCACGTACTACCTTTTTGCTTTCGCCTGTGATAGCGCGCACCTTGTCAACCTCGGTCTTAGCGGTTTTATAGGCCACCATCTGAGCAAGTGTGATACTCGAATACGTTGCAGGTATGTTAACCTTCATACTTGAAAATAGAATTACAAGGGTTAAATGCCGTCGGGCAAAATGATGTTAATTAGCTTTTCGCCATCCTTGCCCGTGATCTCTTGACGTTCCACGTAGCCTCTATGCTTGCCGCGTGTTTTCAAAAAGAATATCGCCGAGGTCTTACACGGCTTACTTTTTAGTTCAATAATCTCTCCGCTAAGTGGGTGTATCGTTTCCTCACTTGCCCCGTCGATGAGGTCAAGCAGTTTACTTTCTACGAAGTCAATAGCCCCCTCGTTGATCGCATCAACCTCGGCTTTAAACTCTGGGTCTTTATCCAACCAATCGTAGTACGTGGTCTTGCCAACGTCCGCTGCTTCAAGGGATAGCGACACTATTCCTCGGTATTTTTTCAATGCTTTCAACATCGCTTTTTTAGCAAGTGCGGTTCGGTTCTGATCTTTGCTCATAACTTTTTAAATTTCAGTGTATTGTCTAACGACCTTTCTAATCTCATCAATCGCATCTTTCACACACGAGTTGCAAGTACTGACACTCACTGTGTTACCCTCAACTATGGAAACCCATTTGTACAATTCCTCAAGATCGGATCGGTTAAACGTATTTTTGTTTTCTATGGACTTGACGTACTTCGATAGCTTTTTGTAATCGCTCTCGGTTAATGCGCCCTTCCATTTACCCAGCGGGCAAGACGTCCACGAAAGTTTAGATTTGACTTTCATAACGCAGCCGCACAATCTTTTCTTTGACCTATACCACGTTACCTGTTGACCAAGTGGATTGATCCATCGAGGCGTTCCGCAAGTGCCGTGTTCTTTGTTGTAGAACTCGCAGGATCTACAAATCGCCATTCTTTCGCTTTCAATTTTACCGTGTACTAAGAACATATCTTCTAAGTGTTTGTTTGGTTTTGTCTACTGACTTGTACAACTTCTTTTTCGGGATGCCTGTTGCCGCACTGAGTTCATCGAAGCTGAATCCATCGGTGATGTACTGGCGAAATACTATGGCATCGTATTCGGGAAGCCTGCCGATGAGCACATCGAACTGTTCGTTGATTATTCGGTACTCCATATACACCTCGTCGGTCAGTCCTCTGCACTCCTTACAATCGTCAAGGCTAATTACAATCGCGCGTTTATAGTTGATCGCCGATCGTGGGCTAATTGCCGTGAGGTATATCGCCCTGTTGACGTATGCTCGAAACTCATCGGGTGTTAAGTGGGTTAACTTATCGCCGTTGAGCAATATTTTTTCAAGCACGGTGTGTAGTAACTCATCGCCGTTCGCACACAATCCACGTGAAAACTCTCGCCATTTGTGGTAGTTAGCCTCTATTTCCTTATTTAGAATCAATCTAAATTTGTGTTGGGGTGTTGTATTGTGTCAAAATTGTTTTACATTTGTCAAGCAAATATACACAATTAAAATTTAAACCAAATGAATAGAGAAAACCTGCAACGGATGGCCGACTACATTCGGACTATTCCACAAGCGATGTTTAGTATGAGATCATACAGATTCGCTGACGAAACCACAAAAGAATGTGGGTCAATCGGATGCGTAATTGGTCATTGCACCGTGTTGGATACAAACCCTCTACCTACTAAACCTAATGGTTCGATAAATTTTAATAAATGGTCAGATTGTTTTACGGAAACCAATACCGAACAGTGGCTTTGGTGTTTTGGTGCTTCGTGGTGTTCTTCCGACAACACCCCTGATGGGGCAGCAGACCGTATCGAGTGGTTGCTCAAAAACGGTTTACCTGATGATTGGGAAGAGCAATTAATGGGTAAATTTCCGCTATGCTATAAAGGAGGCGAACAATGATAACCGAAGTAATCATTGAAAAATGGTCGATCACTGAACAGGCGTTCGAGCACTACAAAACACAGGAGCGCAAGGCATCCGACTACTATATGCTCCACACGTGGGCGCATTATCAGTCAGTAAGTGCGGCCAAGCATTCCGACTACCGTGTAAATGTTCGTTTACTCAACGAGGGTAAAAAGAAACTGGCATTCACAGTAGGCACTAACAACCCCGAATGGGCAATCAATTAAATCACAATACACAATGAGTACACTAAGAAAGGCCACGCGCCAAAAAGCAAAAATCCGTTTAGGCTTATCAGCAGTAAGCGGTGGGGGTAAAACCTATTCAGCATTACTAATCGCATACGGTATCACTGGCGATTGGTCAAAGATCGCGGTAATTGACACCGAAAACAATTCAGCGGACTTGTATGCACACCTCGGAGAGTTCAATGTATTGCCGTTGAGTGCACCATACGCACCCGAACGCTACATCGAAGCAATCAAAGACTGTGAAGCCGCTGCTATGGAAGTTATCATTATTGATAGCATTACTCACGAGTGGGACGGCAAAGGTGGATGCCTTGAAATTGTGGATCAGCTTGGCGGCAAGTATCAAGACTGGGGCAAGGTTACACCACGCCATCAATCATTTATTGATACCATTCTTCAAAGCAACTGCCACATCATTACAACCGTTCGCCGCAAGCAAGACTACGAGATGAGTAAGGATAACAACGGTAAAGTGAAAGTTGAGAAAGCTGGATTGAAAGAAGTAACTCGTGAAGGTTTTGAGTACGAGTTAACGGCCAACCTTGAATTGGACGTTCGACACAATGCGACTGCATCAAAAGACCGTACAGGTTTATTCATTGACAAGCCCGCGTTTGTTCCGTCTGCTGAAACAGGCAAAATGATTAAGGAGTGGTGTGAGAGTGGTGTAGATGCACGCGGTGAGGTTGACAAGGCTATTGAAGGATTGAAGGAATGCTCTACCACTGGTGAAATCCTAACATTTAACGAGGGGTTGGGCGAACTGGTAAAACAAGACAAGCGTTACAAAGCTGAGCGCGATAGCATCTACAAAGCATTCAAGAAAGCAGAAACCGAACAAGCACAACAACAATGAGCACAATTTTAGAAGCATTTGAAAACTTACCTTTTGGAAAGGAGGAAGTAGGCGCGTTCTCAGCGCAGTTAAATGAAGCGATTGAAAACGGGGAGATTGATCCTCTCCGTTTCAAAATCTTTGTAAAAGGAATGGAAACCGTTTTCGCCAACATAAAGGAAACTTTAGACCGTGAAGCCCGTAACGCTGCCGAGCAACACGGAGGCAAGGAGGTGAAGGTACACGGCGCAACAGTGTTGTTGGTAGAGGCTGGAACAAAGTATGACTACTCAAACTGTAACCATCCGATGTACAGTGCGTATCAAACCGAGGAAAAGAAATACGGGGAGATGAGAAAGGCACTTGAAAAAACCTTGCAATCCTTGAAAGGTAAAACCATTATGGGGGATCCGGAAACGGGTGAATCATTCGAGGTGTTCCCTCCTGTTAAGCAATCCACATCAACACTTCAAATAAGACTATAATGAAACCAACGACACGCAAGCCTAAGAAACAAGACAATCCCGAATTTCAAAACTTCGGGGCATTTGTCAAATATCACTTCGGAACTAAATCCGAATTCGCCAAGCAGATGGGCGTGAGCCGACCTATTGCCCACAAATGGTTTGACAATCCAGGAGCAATGACGGTGAACACTCTCAAAAAAATCTACGACCTCACCAAAGATAACGGCGGTGATCTTACCGACCTTAGCGAGTTGTGTTTGGCCTCAGAAGTAAAGGGGGTGGGTGATGAGTAAGCTAACGCAACTACTACAACACGT